AGTGGTTACTTATGAACTATGCAAAGGAAGGCGATAAAATACTAGATACACATTTGGGAAGTGGAAGTATAGCTATTGCCTGTCATAATCTAGGTTATGATTTAACTGCTTGTGAATTAGATACAGATTATTACAACGCAGCTATGAAGCGAATAAACGAACACAAACAACAAAAGAGATTATTTTGAAAAGATTTATAAGCGATATGGAAACCATACAACTAGCAATAAAGCTAGGAGATTATGAAGATGCTTTAGAAATGCTACAAGAGGTTAAAGAAGAAATGATTATATTAGATGCATTGAATTATGAATAAAGAACAAATAGCATACGAGAAAGGATACAGAGTAACTAAAGATGGAAACTTGTTAAACCCTAAAGGGACAAAAATAGGTTCTATAAATAATCACGGATATGAAAAGACTACTATAAGAATAAACGGTAAAGGTGTTGTTATTAAAACGCATAGATTACAAGCATACCAAAAATATGGTGATAAATTATATGAAGATGGTATTGTGGTTAGACATTTAAATGGTAATTCTTTAGACAATTCTTTTGGTAATATATTAACAGGTACACAAGTAGACAACCTTAAAGATATACCTTTAAAACAAAGACAATTAAATGCATTGCAATCATCTCACAAAAGGATTAAGCACCCTAAAGAACTTGTTGATAAATTAAAAGAAGAATACAAAGTGTTAAAAAGCTATGCTAAACTATCAAGAAAGTTTAATTTAAGTTACGACACGACGTATTATTTAATAAATCAACGCAAAGTATTTAAAGATGCGTAAGACAACACTAATAAAGAGTTATGCCTATTTTAAGGGCGAACTACAAAGAGCATACGAAAACACAAACGAGAAACTAATAAACTATTATACAGATGAAATACAAAAACTTCTTACTAAATACTACACAAAGAAACAGGGAGAACATACAACACCTAAAAACTTTGATTGAGAAGCAAACAGGAAAAGACATAACAATAAACACTAGACACAGAGAAATAGTATTCGCTAGAAAGATATACTACAAGATACTTACCCTAACTACTAAAATGAGTTACAAGTCTATTGGAGACACACTAGGGCAGACACACGCAACTGTAATACATTCCCTAAACAACTTTGATTGGGATTACAACCATAACCCTGCATTCAAAGAAGCATACGATAGAGTGTATAACTTGTACACTAAAAAGGGTACTGTTGCTACTGTTGAGACAATGATATACGAAAACAGAGTACTAGAAGAAAAGATAGTTGAACTAAAATTTAAGATAGACGAATTGAGAAACGAGTTAAAAGAAACACGTAGAAACAATATAAGACCTAGAAACCAACAAGCAACTATATACAATGCATCAGAAACAGTAATACTGTGAAAAAAGCAATATACATAATAGCAATTATATGGGCTGCCTTTCTAACAATAGGAGCAATAGGTGGAGCGATTGAAATAATAATAAACTTATGAATATAAACCACACAAAAGTATTAGCTTGGATAGTAATAGGAATAATGACAATAGCTATTTGGAATAGCATATATAATTTAGTGTTTTAAAAAAGTAAACTAATTACGTTATACTTATAAGCGGTTTACAATAACTTAATACGCTTAAATATGTACGACACTAAAGAACTAGAAAGAAAATCACTAGAAGCCATTAAAGAGCATAAGCTGATGTTTATAGAACACGTAGTTGCTTATTTACCCTGTTCAAAGCCTACTTTTTATGAGCATAAACTTAACGAACTTAACAGTATAAAAAAGGCAATAGAAGAAAATAGAACTGTTAAGAAAGTAGCGTTACTTAATAATTGGATTACAACTGAAGCTGCACCTGTATTGCAAATAGCAGCTATGAAGATGATTAGTAGTGATGAAGAAGCGCACAGATTAAACGGCACAAAGCGAGAGATAAAGCACGACACAAAACAAAAGAGTTTTAAGGTAGAAGTGATTGACCACAATACAAGTAAATAAAGTATATAACCATCTAACCAATTCTAATAAGAAGATAACATTAGAAGTTGGTGGAACTAGGAGCGGTAAGACATACAATGTTCTACTGTGGATTATTCTACACTATTGCCAACACCACGAAAACAAAACGATTACTATATGCCGTAAGACATTCCCTGCTGTACGTGCTACTGTGATGCGAGACTTCCTAGAGATACTCAAACGTATGGACTTATACGATGAACAGCACCACAATAAGAGTAACCACGAGTATAAGCTAGACAGTAACCTTATAGAGTTTATATCATTAGACCAACCACAAAAGGTCAGAGGACGTAAAAGAGATTTACTATTTGCCAATGAGATGAACGAGCTGACGTTTGAAGATTGGCAGCAATTAGTATTTAGAACAACAGACAAGATAGTAGGAGACCTTAACCCTTCTGATGAGTACCATTGGATATGGGAGAAGCTAGAGCAAAGGGAAGATGTAGAAATATACAACACTACCTACCTAGACAATCCATTCCTAGACGATAGCATAAGAAGCGAGATAGAACTACTAAAAGACACAGACGAAAACTATTGGAGAATATATGGACTTGGACAAAGAGCAATATCTAAAGCAACTATATTCAAATACACGGAGATTGATAGCATACCTGATGATGCACAGCTTGTGGCTTATGGGATGGACTTTGGATTTAACGACCCTACTACACTTGTTGCGACATACAAGAAAGACCACAACCTATACTTTAAAGAAATGCTATACAGGTCAAAGATGACAACAGAGGACATACACCAATATCTAAAAGGAGTAGAGGTATTAGGTATGACTTATGCAGATAGCGCAAGACCTGAAATAATAGAACAGTTGCGTAGATACGGACACAAGGTGATGAAGTCTTATAAGGGTGCTAATTCTGTACTAGCAGGGATAGACCTACTTAAAAGATACAAACTCCACGTAACAAAGGATAGCGAGAATATGATAAAAGAGTTTAGAAGCTATAAGTGGAAAGAAGATAGAGCAGGTAGGATAACTAACGTACCTGAAGATTTACACAACCACACACTTGATGCAGCTAGGTATAGTTGCTACTCTATATTAAGTAAGCCTAACTTTGGTAAGTACTACATACATTAACTTTATAAACATTTGGTTAATTAAAATATTGTTTATATATTAGCACTATAAAACAAACATTATGAAACGTAAGATAGAAAACTTTATATTTGACACAATAATATACGTAGCTGCTTTTGGACTAGTATGCACGTTTTGCCAACTATGCGCACACGCTGATAAATGGATGGGGTTATGAAAGATTTAAAACTTTTTATAGTGGTTATTCTGACACTAACATTTTTAGTTTGGTCTAAACATTACTTGGGGATATGATAGTAGAAATAGGAAACAAACACTTTAGAGATACAGGGGAAACTATGCAAGAGGTATATTGGAATGAAACCTTTGAGGAGTGGACACCTGTACTATGGGAGCAACAAATGGAGATATAAATAACAAACAATGAGAAACAAACACAATAAAGAATTTACAGAAGAAGATAGAGAGCAGATTTTAGAAATGCTTTCACTTGCACAAGAAAGACTTGAACAATCAGCAGAAGAACATTTTAAAGAAGATTGGAGGCTTTATACTTTTCTTGATTTAAGAATAAATACATTTGTTGTAGAGGCACTAAATGAGGCTATAATAATAAATAAATTAATTGATTTTGATGTAAAGTATTACGAAGATGAAACTACATAAACTACACACAGGAGTTATAATAACCCACATACACACAGGCATAGGGATAAGCGTAAAGGCTAGACATCCTAAAGACAAGGATTACATAGTGTGGGAATTACTACACAAAACACAACAATTTTATAGAGGGCTTTTATAGCCCTTTTTTTTATTCCTAAAAACCTGCTTTATATACGTTATATTTATATGAAGTATGAATTAAACGTGCCTACAAGCCTAAACGAGATTACTCTTGGTCAATACCAACAGTATCTTAAACTACCTGAAGGCTTAACTGAAAACCAAGTAGCACTTAAAATGGTGGGTATCTTCTGCCAAGTGCCTGACACAGTTGTAAGAAACATAAAAGCTGCTGACATACAAACAATAGTAGCAACCCTTACAAAGATGTTTGAGGACACTCCTGAACTAACAAGAGAGTTTAAACTAAACGGCAAACGATACGGCTTTATACCTAACCTAGACGATATGT